GATCGCGGGCTACGCCAAGATGGCGCGGCAGGCGATGGACGACATGGCCGGGCTGACCGCGCTGGTGAACCAGCTCCTGCCGTACGACGTGCGGCGCCGGATGGAGAACCAGATCCTCCAGGGTGACGGCACCGGCCAGAACATCCTGGGCATCCTGAACACGGCGGGCATCGGTGCTCCGGCTTCCGTGGCCGGTGACAACATCGCGGACGGCATCCTGCGCGCGATCACGGCCGTGGTCCTGTCCGACGTGGACCCGGACTTCATCGTGCTGAACCCGGTGTCGTGGCAGAACATGGCGATCCTGAAGGCGTCCACCGCCGGGACCTACCTGCTGGAGGAGCCGGGTGGCATCGAGTCGTGGGCGGGCGGCGTCTCGCTGCCGACCGTCGCGCGCACGCAGACCCTGTGGGGCCTCACCGTGACCCGCAACCGGATCATCGCGCAGGCCAACCCGCTGGTGGGTGACTCCGCCTCAGCGACCGTCCTGGTGCGCGAGGGCGTGACCGTCAAGACATCCGACGCTGACCAGGACGACTTCATCCGCAACCGGGTCACGGTCCTGGCGGAGACGCGGATCGCCTTCCCGGTCTGGCGTCCGGCGGGCTTCGCCAAGGCACCGCTGGGCTAAGGAGGACACATGGCAATCAAGGCAACTAAGGACACCTACGTCTACGAGCAGGCGGGGCCGGACACGTTCGTCAGGCGGCAAGTGTTCGCCGGGCAACCGGTCCCTGAAGGCTGGTTCGAGGACGAGGAAGGCAAGACCCCGTTCACAGGCGATCCGGTCGCGCGTGGCGCGGGCCTGGGCGCTTCGGTAGCCGCCTACAAGCATCAGCTCGATGAGTCGGGCAATCTGGCCGAGGAGCACGCGGCGCCCGCCGAGGAGACGGCTGAGGCCAAGCCGCGCGGGACAGCGCGTAAGGCGGCGGAGTAGGTGTGTCGACCGGCACGGTTCCTGACGCCCTAGCGGGCTGGCAGGTCCCTGCCGGTCAGGCCATCACCGCGTCCATAGCCGACCCGCCTGGAGGCATTCCTCCCGGTGATGTGCTCGGGGCCAGGGTCGAGGTCCCGGTAAGCCGCGCGATCGCCTCAGCGTACGTCCTGGGCGTCCTCAGCGCGGGTGTATGGACAGTGACTCTCCAGCAGATTCCGGACACCGGCTCGTTCAACTTCGTGTGGCGCACGAACGACCCGGAGCCGCCCGACTATGAGGTGTTCATCCCGCTGACGATCACTTCGCCGACCTACATTACGGGCGTCGGCGGGACCGACTATCCGCCGATCGACCCGGATGCGGTCACGCCAACCGTCGATGACGTGGCGAAGCTGGAACGGACCCGCACGATCCACGATGACCTGACCGAGGTCACGACGTTCGACTCGCAGACGCGGCCGACCGACGTGGAGGTCGAGGTGCTGATCGACCAGGCGGTCGATGACGTGCTGAACGGCCTGCCTTCGCAGTTCGACCCGGCGCACTGGCCGAAGGCCAAGCGGGTGGTCACGTTGTACGCCGCGATGCTGGTTGAGGGCAGCTATTACAAGGAGCAGGCGACCGCGCGGGGTGTGATGCCGTGGGAGCTGGAGTACAACACGGCGCTGAAGAATCTGCTGGCGCTGATCCACGAGGACCGGACGCAGAACAACCTGCTGGGCGGCATGGAGCCGCGCACCCCCGGCGACACCTACAACGGCGGCCAGTACTGGCCGTACCTCTACTAGGCCAGATGTACGGCGAATCGACAAGCGGCCAAGTAGGAGCCTGATGTCATTCCTGATCCCTGAGATCGCCGATGTCGCGGCTGTCGGCCTGGAAGACGCTACGGTCGCCGTCGAGGACACGACGGTCACCGCCGCCGAGGACACGGGCAGTAGCCTGGAGCGGCGTGTCCTCTCGGACGCGGGCAGCGGTCCGGGGCCGACCACCCCGGCGCCGAACGTGGACGTTGACATTGTTGGCGCCGAACGACTCATGCGCCGCTGCGACGGCATCGCCTGGCGACTGACGCATCAGGAGCCGGTGATGAAGGAGGCGATGAACCGCCTGGAGAAGTCCGAGGAGAAGTTCTTCGGTGACCAGTACGTCGACACGGGACGGTTGCGCGACTCGCTGACAAACGAGCACGCCGAGGGTGCGATCCGCCGGGTTCTGCCGACCGGCGCCGTGTTCGGGTCTTCGATCTACTACGCGCCGTTCCAGGTCGAGGACCCGGGGCCGATCACCCCGGCTGGCGGCCTGGTGCGTCACGGCCACCCGTCCGCGATCCTCAAGGTGGACAAGTCGCAGGGCGATGAGCTGACGGTGGCGCTGGGCGAGTACGTGATGGGAGAGCCGTGAGCCTCACCGTCCCCCCCGGCTACGCCGATCCGAACGAGGACACGGTTGACTTCACGCTCCCGGTCGTAAATGAGCCGCCGGGCATCGGCATCGCGAACTGGGGGCCGCTGGTCTGCGGGCCGGACATCGACCAGCTAGTCCTGAGCACGATGAAGACGTGGGCGCCGACCTACCTGAACCGGCTTCGCATCGAGCGCAACCTGTCCTTCCAACCGAGTACGCCGAGGGTCTACGCGAACACGTTCGCCGGGCAAGAGTTCCTGGATCACAGGCTCCCGGCGGTGATCGTGATGACGGCGCAGTTGGCGGCCGCCGAGGGCGGCACCGACCGCATGTATCAGGGCACCTGGGCGGTTCGCATGGCGACCGTGCTCAGGGCGAAGAACCCGCCATCGACCAGGTTCCTGGCGGGGCTGTACGAGGGCATCTTCCGGAGACTGGCGTTGCAAAAGGTGCGAGGAGCACCGATCGACAGTCTGCATTACCAGGGGATGCGATATGAGGAGGTACCGGACGCAACCGGAGCAGGGCGCTACAGCCTGGCAGCGATCTCGCTGTTCCAGGCGTACACCGATCAGATCGTCCAGCCGTTGCCTGGGCCTGACCAGCCGGACGCCGAAACGTACCTGGATGAGGCCACCATCACCGAGGTGGACATTGAGGTCTTGGGTGAGCAGATGCCACCCATTACGAGCGGGCCAGGAGGCTGAGCATGTCATTCGGCGTCATTGTCAACGAGAAGACCGCGCCCGCTGCGCTGGGCGTACCGGTCAATACCAGCCAGGCGTTCGTCACCGGAATCACCGGAGGCACACCTCCGGCGAAGCCGGTTCTGTGCGGCTCCACGGCCGACTTTGAAGGAGCTGGCTACGGGCCGCGCACCGGTCCGAACACCGCCGTCTGGGACTGGCTGGATGTGGCCTTCCGGGAGGGCCTGACGCAGGCGTGGGTGATGGGCTACGCAACCGCCGGGGGCTACTCAACGACGCTGCCGCTGTTTGACTACCGTCTCGGCCCTGGCCAGGTGGCTGTAGTCGGTGAGACGACGAACGGTGCGGCGATCTACGGCGCGATCCAGACCCACTGCGACAACAACAACCGGATCGGCCTGCTGGACGGCAACGCGGCCGATGTGGCACTGGCGGCGTGGTCAACGAACGGCACCAGCGCGCAGGCGCTGCCGAACATGGAGAACGTCGGCCTGTTCGGCTCGTGGGTGGTGACGCCCGGTCCTCCGTACGTGGTGACCGCCGGGCCGCGCAACATCCCGATGTCAGCGGCCATCGCCGGAATGTGCGCTCGTGTCGACCAGACCGGCAACCCGGGCCGGGCGGCGGGCGGCCGTGACTTCCCGTTCCTGTACGTCAACGGCTTCCTCTACGACCCCAACGACTCCGACCGCGCGGCGCTGTTCCAGAAGGGCGTCAACATGGGCGCGAACCGCTGGGGGACGCTGGAGAACTACGGCTTCGTCACGCCGGTTTTCCAGGGCACGCCGCTGACGACGACACCGTTCTGGCAGCTCAACTGCGCCCGCACCCGTATGTACATGAAGGCGCAGAGCCTGGCGATCGGGGAGAACTACTACATGCGGACCCTGGATGGCGCCGGGAAGCTGGCTGCTGAGCTGGGCGGCGAGCTGGCCGCGATGTGCGCGGACCTGTACGCGGCGGACGCGCTCTTTGGTGACACCCCGGCGGACGCCTACAACGTCAACGTGTCCTCCAGTATCAACACGACGGCGACGGCGGCGACGGCCACGCTCAACGCGATCGTGGAGGCAAGGCTGAGCCAGTACACGAACAAGGTCGTTATCAATCTCGTCAGCGTCCCGATCGCGGGTGTGGTGGGCAGCTCCGTGATCGGGTCAGCCCCGTGATCGGCCAGAAGGAGTGAGGTTATGTATATCCGGCAGGAACAGGCACATATCACCTTCAAGTGTGATGGCGCGAACTACGGCGACGGCAACTCGTGGTTCTCGTTCACAGGCGCGCAGCTCACGGCGGCCGGGGCGAAGACCCGCCCGGGCGCGATGGGCAAAGAGGTCGAGCTGGGCGGCTTTGCCACCCGCTCCGATGCCGTCCTTGAGATCCAGAACTCGGACATCATGGTTGGGCAGCACAAGAGGCTGGAGTCGAAGGTCGGGAAGGGCAACTGCGTCATCACGATCGGGTACCTGAACAACTCCGGCAAGGCGATGGGCAAGCAGCACACGATCAAGGGCGTGCTGAAGGGCGCCCACCTTCCGGAGGTTCACACCGAGAACGCGGCGGTCGGGATGTACACGGTCACCGTTGGCTGCCACGAGGTGGCGGCGTAGTCCGACCGGTCGGACAAGTCAAGTCATGTCAGGAGGAACAGATGGGCGACTATCCGGAGGTCCTGCACCCGGGGCGTGATGGCGCATTCGAGGAGCGGATGCAGGAGGTCCGTCGTCAGCGTGAGCAGCGGACGACGGAGCTGTTCGACGTGCCGGGCTTTGAGTCGATCGTCAAGGTCGAGATGCAGGTACTCGGCTACAAGCGGGCGACTGACCTGGCGCTGAAGCACGTTCGTCAGCGCGACGACTCGTTGCGGACGCTCTACACGGCGGCCGATCAGATCCTGGCTGCCACGGTCGGTTTCTACAAGGTCCAGCCGAACGGTGAGCCGGAATACGCCGAAGGGCTGGACTGGATGGGTCTGGCGCAGGCGTATGACCCGACGCTTGACGGTTCTGTCCCGGAGCGGGCGGCGCTGATCCGGTTGCTGGACGACGGCAAGGGCGTCGGCGAGCTTCACGGCGACTGGTACCAGTGGAACACGCGCGGCAACGCGAGCGTCGAGAAGGAGCTGGCAGCGGATTTTCCGGAGACGGCGTCTTGACCCTGGCCCACAACTGCGCCGTCCTGGGCATCAACGCCGACACGTCGCGGCTGTTCGGTGAGCCGTGGGGCAACTACCACCTGGGCCTGTCGATCGTCTCGGACCTGGTTGCGGAGACGCAACGGCAGGCGGAGGCGAGGGCGGAGGCGAGGGCGCGGGCGGCGTAGATGGCGACGATCACCGAAGAACTCCTGGTCATCATCAAGTCGGTCGGTGCGGCGACGGCTGCCGCCGACGTGGCAAGGGTCGGGACGGCTTCGGAGGTGGCGGGCAAGAAGGCGAAGACGGCCGCAGACGAGCACCTGGGCTTCCGCTCAGCGCTCGGCTCGGTCAAGTCGATCGCCGGGCAGGTCGCGGGGATCGCCGGGGTGGCCGGTTTGACGCTGGGCATCTCCGCGTCGATCCGGGCCGCGCAGCAAATGCAGGAGTCGATGGTTCAGCTAGGCGGGGCGATCAAGAACAACGTCCGCAATCCGGCCAAGGACGCCGCTGAACAGATGCGCGGCTTCGCCGACACGCTGGCGGTAAAGGGCGGCTTCTCGCCGCTGGAGACGATCCAGGGGTTGACCAGGCTGGTGACCGAGACGAAAAACGTCGGACAGGCCCAACACCTCATGTCGCTGGCAACCGACATCTCGCGCCGGGCGCATATCGGCCTGGAGCGGGCCGTCCGGGCGGTGATGATGGTCGAGGCGGGCCGCACGACCGGCCTGTCGCGAATGGGCATCTTCCTGCAACCGGTGAAGACGGCCGAGGATGCGCTGACCGCGTCACACCAGAAGGCGGCCGAGGCGGTTGCGGCGCACAACCGTCAGTTGTCAGCGATGCACCTGTCGCTGGCGGTCTACGGCGAGCACCTGAAGCCGGTCACGGCGGCGCAGCGGGAGCAGGCGAAGAACCAGGACATCCTGGCCACCAAGACGCAGGGGCTGGCGACCCTCCAGCGGGAGTTCGGCGGCGCTGCCGAGAAGTACTCGAAGACATCGGCCGGTGCGATCAACAATCTGAAGAACACGGTCGACATCCTGGCGGTTCACCTGGGGGAGATGCTGCTGCCGATCATCTCGGCCGTGGCCGGGGTGCTGGCGACGTTCGTCCGCCAGATGATGACGGGACATGGAGTGGGCGGAATGCTCGTGAGCACGCTGAAGGTCCTGGTCGACCTGCTCAAGTTCCTGTTCGGCATCCTGAAGGACATCTGGCCGGTGCTGGCCGGGCTGGTGGCTGTGTGGGTCGCCTACAACGCGCAGCTCATCATCACCAACGCCGTGATGGACATCCTCAAGTCGCAGTTCGTGGTTCAGATGGCGATGGCGGTGGCGATGAATGGGGTCATGGGCGGCGTGACCGCAGCCTGGGAGGCGTTCAACCTTGTGGTCGCGGCCAACCCGCTCCTGTTCACGGTGCTGGCCATCGCGGCGATCGTGGCCGCTCTGATCCTGGCCTACAAGCACATCCGGTGGTTCCGGGACTTCGTCAACAGCGCGTTCCAGGACGTGGTGGCGGCCTTCAACTGGGTCAAGAACGCGGCGATCGACGTGTTCGACTTCATCAAGGGGCACTGGTACCTGCTGGCGGGCCTGCTGTTCGGGCCGTTCGGTCTGGCGATCGGCTGGATCATCGAGCATTGGGACACCGTCAAGAAGCTGCCGGGCGAACTCCTGAAGGTCATCAAGGACATCGGCGGTGACATCTTCCACGCGCTCACCTGGCCGTTCCGTAAGGCGTTTGAGTGGGTCAAGCACCACCTGCCGTCGTTCCATGTGCATCACATCGGACCGATCCCGATCCCGCTGCCGTCGTTCCCCGGTCTTGCGGCGGGTGGGATCGTGCCGTACTCCGGCGCTTTCGTGGTCGGTGAGCGCGGGCCGGAGCTGGTGACGCTGCCGCAGGGCGCGAACGTGTCCACTCAGAACGACCTGGCGCAGACGAATGCGCTGCTACGCGAGCTGATCGCGGCGGTCATGCAGAACAGTCAGGCGCTGATCGTGGACGGCAAGGTGCTGGCGCAGGCGGTCAACCGCCAGGGCCTGCTACAGGCGGCGAGGTCGTAGTGGGCCTTCAGCTCATCAACTTCTCGTCTCTCGCAGACCCGGATGCGACCTACAGTCATTACACCTGGGCGACGGCGCAGGGCCACCAGGACACGATCAAGAAGATGGCGGCTCGGCGCGGGCAGCCTGAGCTGGCAGACATCATCCTGCGTCTCAACCTGGGGCGCGACGTGCTGCCGCACTCCAGGCCGAAGCCGCATCAGCGGCGGCCGCCGACGCCGAAGCTGAAGTCGACTACGCACTACCTGCGTCCGGGCGCGCGGATCAAGCTGCCGGGGACGATGCGGCCGGGTTTCTACTTCTCGGTGTTGGCTGGGGACAAGCCGCCGGTCATCAAGAAGGCGTATGCCGAGTTTGACGTGGTGGCGGTACCGGGGCGGGTCGGGATCAACCGCTTCCTGGGCTACCCGCCAATCGAGATGGACATTGACATCCAGTTCTCGTCGGCGACGGATATGGGCGGGAGCCACGCGGGGGCCTATCACGGCCGGGCGTCGATTGAGCAGCGGATCACGACGTTGGAGCGGATGGCTGGGCGTGGGCGGTTTCAGGGGTCTGGCTTCGGCCCTCCGGCGGTGATCGTGGTGAGCACGACGAACGACGCTGGCGACATCGTGCCGCTGATCCCGTTCGCCTATCAGTGGACGCCGCAGCATCCCAACGCGCCCGCTTTCCGGATCACCGCCATCGCCTGGGACGACGCCGACGTGATGCGGAACGAGTCGGGCTTCCGGACGCGCCAGAAGGCGACGATCACGCTCACCGAGTACACGCCGCTGAGGTTCATCCACCGCTCCACGGCCGTGCGGTTCCAGATGTCGGTGCCGAAGGGCGATCACTTCCCGGGCAAGAAGAAGGCGGCGCCGAAGTGAGTCCGAACCTCGGCTCCTACACCGATGTGAAGGCGATGGTCCAGGAGCTGGACATCGACTATGAGGACACGACATCAGACGCGCACGTCCTGGCCTACCAGATCGTCTACACCGGCAAGAAGAAGAATCAGGAACTGGGCAAGTCCGTCGCCGACCTGGCTGCGCACATCACGAAGATCGACCTGGACCACACGCGGGTCGGGGCGCCGTCGCTGGCGATCACGATCCAGGACCCGCAATGGGTCATCCTGGACTCCGGTTTTTTCACGGCCGACGACACCGGCAAGCTGCTGGACATCGACATCAACTACCCGGATGCTTCGCGCTACTGGTGGCGCCTGAACCAGTTCTCGCCCAACGGGGCGAACCGCGAGATCGTGCTGACGTTCCTGCCGCGATCGGTCGGGCGGCTGATGGGGCAGTTCGGGCCGGTCCAGGTCAACCGCGCGTCAAAGACCCGGGCGGAGTTCCTGAAGATGCTGTGCGCCAAGGTCCCGGAGATCGAGTTCTACTCCAAGGAGCTGGACATCAAACAGCCGATCGGGCAGGCCAACACGGTCTACGACACGCAGAAGGAGACATCGACCCGATCGTCCTCCAAGGCACCGAACAAGAAGGCGGCGAAATCGAAAGGGCTGGGGGCGAACGCCGCAACGCTCACCGCCAAGGGCGTGCCGCTGAACAAGTCGCAGATGCACTTCGCCACGATGATCCTTCAGATCGGCGAGTCGGTGTCGGCGCCGCAGGCGGCGCTTGAGGCGGTCGTGCTCCAGGGGATCTGCGAGTCGGTGCTGGGTGAGGAGGTCCAGTGGAATCCGACCTACGGTGGGCTGCTGGCAGGCAGCGTCCAGAACTTCGGCTCGCTGGGAAGTCCAGGGTCCGACGCCGTTGCTCAGGCCGAGATCAAGGCGGCGTTCAGCGGCGGCAAGGGCTACCAGGGCGCGATCACGCTGAGCCAGCAATACCAGAACATCGGTCAACTCGGCGTCCACAACGCCGGGGCCTGGATCGGGCCGGGTGATTGGGGGCCGTCCGGCTACGGCCAGTACGGCCAGCACAACAACATGGTCCAGATCATCGCCGAGGCTCAAGCGATCGTCGCCGGAGGCGGCGGCGCGGGTGGGGCGCCGGGTGTCACCGGGACGAGTAAGGTGGCGCAGCCGTACTACTTCCAGGTGAAGGTCAACGAGGACTACTGGACGGCGATGTGCAGGCTGGCTCAGGAGGTGAACTGGGAGCTGGTCGTGGACGGCGACAGGATCTACTACGACACCGACCAGGTTTTCATCACCCAGAAACCGGCGGCCGTGATCCACCGCGACGACCCGACCACCCTGGCCTGGTCCTACGATTGGGTCAACCGCCAGCTCGCCACGAACTTCAAGATCCAGGTGGTCACGAAGAACCCGTTCGAGTTCGCCGCCGGGGAGGTCGTGATCCTGCATAAGTTCGGCGTGGCGGCCGAGGCGAGCACGGCGAAGCTGCCGGGCCGCTGGATCATTGACGAGATCACCCGGACGAAGGGCGACCTGTTCAGTGAGTTCACGCTGGTGCAACCGCTGCCGCCGAATCCGGAGCCGCTGCCGACGTACGTGACGCCAACCGGGACCGGAACTGCGGCATCACTCACGGACACGTCGCCGAAGACGCCGGGCGCGATCTACGCGGCCGCCCAAACGCTGTCGAACATGAAGCTGCCATACGTGTGGGGCGGCGGTCACGTCGCGGGTGGCGCGTCGGACAAGAGTCCGACCGGGCTGGACTGCTCAGGGTCGACTTCCTGGGTGATGTACCAGGCTGGGTTCCCACTGCCGGGCGGTAGCACAGCCGCCTGCGTCTCCGGAGACTTCAAGCCGGGCGCCGCCGGGCTAATCGCCGGGCCGGGTCAATATCTGACGATCTACGCCAGTGGATCGCACGTCTTCTTCCGGGTGAACATGGGTCCGGGGCAGGACATGCAGGGCAACACCGTGTCGCCGCCGGTCAACATGCGCGGCTTCGATTTCTTTCCGTGGAAAACGCAGGGGTGCGGTAGCGATGGAGGGCCGTCGCCCGGCGCGTCGTTCTGGACCTGTCACTACCCGGGGACGTGATGGCTACCTGGCCTGATATGCGAACCAAGGAGTTTTGGCCATGAGCATCAGCGACCTGCGCCCGATGACCGCTGGCGGCGGCGGCGATCCTCCGCCAAGCCAGAGCTATCTGGGCCGGGTGGCCCGCACCCCTACATCCGACCAGGACAACCTGATCGTCGTGATCCCGGACTTCTCGCAGATGTTCCCGAAAACGGTGCCGCCGGGCCAGTGGATACACGGCAGCAGCCTGCCGCCAATCAACGCCCAATGTTTGGTGGTGCTGGACGAGAACGACGACGCGTGGGTGCCGCTGTGGTCCGGGTACGCCCCGGTCAACCCGGTCCAGACCGCCAATGTCGGTGACATCAAGCAGACCGCTGCTGTCAACGCGCCCGCTGGCTGGCTGCTGTGCAACGGTGCCGCGATCTCGCGCACGACCTACTCGGCGCTGTTCGCGGCGATCGGCACGACGTACGGCGCTGGTGACGGCTCAACGACGTTCAACGTGCCCAATCTGGTGGGCCGTGTTCCGGTCGGCGCCGGGACGGGCTACGCGCTGGGCAGCTCTGGTGGTGAGGCGGCGCACGCGCTTGTCAACGGCGAAATGCCCGTCCACAGCCACGGCGGCAAGACCGCCACCGGCACGACCGGGACGGGTACGACCGGCACGGGGACGACGGGCGGCGGGACGACGGGCGGCGGGACAACCGGCTACGTCAGCAACGATCACACTCACACCTACAGCGGCACGACAGCCACTCAGAACCAGAACCACAATCACGGGTTCAGCGCTACGACCGCCGGTCCTGGCGGGTGGCCGAGCTACAGCGTCTACGCGGCTGGTGGCGGCACGAACTTCGTCTACGTCGGCTACAGCGCCAACTACGTCGGCGGTGACGGCAACAAGTACAACGACCTGTCGCACACGCACACGCTCTCCGGGACGACCGCGACAGAAGGCCAGGGGTTCAACCACAACTACTCGGGCACGACGAGCGGGATCAGCGCCAACCACACGCACACCGTCCCGGGTCTGTCGGTTCCTGGCCTGTCCGTCCCTGGCCTGTCCGTCCCTGGCCTGTCGGTGCCGCAGTTGACGATCTCGAACGACGGCGGCGGCGGTACGCACAACAACATGCAGCCGTATCTCTGCGTCAACCACGTCATCAAGTTCTGAGGAGGAGCGAGCGATGGCCCAAACCAACACCGGCACACCGCCGACTTCACCCAACTTCGCGGCGCCGCGCTACTCCGCCAACGATCAGGCGGACTACGCGACCTGCACGAATGCGGTTACCGACTCATTCGACTTGCAGGCGCAGAAGCGCCCGACGATCCGCGCGCAGAGCGCGGCGTACACGGCCGTCCCGGGCGATCTGGTTCTGATGACCGGCGGCTTCACGATCACGCTGCCAACCTCGCCGACCGCGCCGACTGCGACCGTCGAGGTGCTGGCGATCAACAACCCGGTTGCGGTGCTCGCAGGCGGGTCCGATCAGGTGGTGGTGAGCGGGGTCAGCACGTCGGGCGTGACGGTCGCTCCTGGACTCAGCGCCCGGTTCGTCTACGGGGCGCCGCAGACGTGGTACGCGCTGATGATGGTCGCCAGCGGCAACGTCGGCGACATCAAGCAGACGGCGGCCGCTGTGGCGCCCGCCGGATGGCTGATGTGCGACGGTTCGTCGTACGCAAGGGTCGGCCAGTACGCGAACCTGTTCGCCGCGATCGGCACGGCGTATGGCGGCAGCGGCACGACCTTCAACGTCCCGGACCTGCGCGGCCGCGTGATGGTCGGGGCCGGGCCAAGCTACGCGCTCGCCTCAGTCGGCGGCGAGGCGGCGCACACGCTGGCTAACGGCGAGATGCCGACGCACTCGCACACCGGGCACACCGGCACCGGCTCAACCGGCACCGGAACGACCAACGCGAGCAGCACGGGCGGCGGTACGACAGGCGGAGGCACGACCGGCGCGGTCAATACCGGTGCCATGAGCGGCGCCGCAACGCACTACCACAACAACTCTTTCGGGCCTTACGGCGCTCCGGTCGTGACCGACCTGGGCGAGGGCTGGTTCATGCAGGACTGGTACAAGAACGCGCAGGTCGGCGGCGCTGCGCATATCGCTGGTGCTGCTATGCCAGCAGGCTCTGGGAACACCGCGAGCGGCTACTCCAGCACGGACACCCAGAACCTCGATCACACGCACTACGTCCCCGGCATGTCGATCCCGGGCCTGTCAGTCCCCGCGCTGTCGATCCCGGGCCTGGCGGTTCCGGCTCTGTCGATCCCGGCGCTGACCATCAGCAATGACGGTGGCGGCGGCCCGCACAACAACCTCCAGCCGTACATCGCGATCAACCACGTCATCCGCTACTAGATGTACCCCGACCACCCGCACCTCCAGCACCCGTTCACGTTCACGCCGCCGTTGCGGTTCGCGCCCAATGAGGTGCCGAATCCCAGCTTCGCGTATGACACGGCAGGCTCAGCTCCGGCGCTGTGGACGACGGCGGTGGGCGGCGGCTTTCTCGCTGCCGGGGCCGTCGCGACGGTCACGAAGACGCAACCCCGGATCGGTAGTCAGGACTTGCAAGTGGTGACGACTGCGACGGCGGCGAACGAGGGCGTGCAGACTCAGCCGATCGCACCGCCCGGCGGCTGGGTGGCGGGCACGTCGTACGCGTTCTCGGTGTATCTGAGGGGCAACGTGGGCGGCGAGGTGGTCGACCTGGCGGTCGGCCAGCTATCTCCGGTGCAGGATTCTGCGCTGCTGACCAGCCAGACGCTGACGACTGCGTGGCGACAGTTCGTCTGTCGCTGGACGCCGACCGCGAACCGAACGTCGATCTGGCTGGCTGTCTACACGCACGCTGGAACGGCGGTCACGTTCTTCGTGGACGCTGCGATGTTCGCGCCCGCGTCTGCCGGATTCGTGTATGGCGACGGTGACATCTCCGGCTACTCCTGGGCGGGCACGCCAGGCCAGAGCAATTCGATCCCGCCGTCGCCGGTCGGAGGTGGCCTGAACGTGGTGGAGCAGGACACGACCGCCGAGATCATGTCCTGCGAGATGGTGATCGCGTCCTACCCGACCGGCCTGCGCGAGGACCGGCCTGAGTTCGGCTGGCCATTCCCGGACCTGAAGACGGCGCCGATCAGCACAGCACCGTTGGAGCAGGCGCTGGAGGAGTTCGAGCCACGCGGGCTGGTTGAGATCGAGACTGTCTACGACTACGCCAACTCCGTCGCCACGTTCAACGTGTACGCGTCGATCAAGTCCGAGAGGTAGCCATGAGCCTCACCGCACCCGACTTCCCGGCCTACTACGTCACTTTGAACGTGGCCGCCGACCAGCAGACGCTGGTGGACGGTGCGATCTCGAATCTCCAGGTGACGTGGGGCAGCGACTGGATGCCGAACGACGGCAACATGGAGGTCGTTCTGATCGAGACGATCGCACCGTTCGCAGCGGAGTCGGTGCGGACCCTGGCCACGATGAGCGATGCGGCGTTCATCGCGCTGGCAACGAAATTGTGGGGGATTCCATACCAGCAGGGCACGCCTGCGCAGACGACGGTCACGCTGACGTTCCAGGACACGCTGAACAACTACCTGGTTCCGGCGGGCAGCGAGTTCAGCCTGGGCAGCTACCCGTTCCAGATCGTTTCGGACACCTACTCGAACAACCAGACGCAGGTGGGCGGCGTGCCGATCGTGAGCGTCGACATCACCGCGAGTGTCAACGGTCTGGACTCCACGAACTGGGCGAACACGACGCTGCCGGTCTGGGTCACGAACCTGGCGACCGAGGCGCCGACCAGCGACGGCACCGACCCGCAGGACGACACCGACTATCTCGACTACGCCAGCCGCGAGCTGCAACTGAGAGGCCGGATGGTGGTGACGCTGCCGGACTACGAGATCGTGGCGCTGGACACGGCGGGCGTCGGACGGGCGTATGCGGTCACGACAGCGGCGCGGGCGGTGACGGTCTACCTGGCGGACCCGAACGGGTTGCCGGTCCCGGCGTCGGTCAAGTCGACGCTGTCGGCGATCTACGCGAACGAGCGTCTGGTCAACACGACCGTGACGCTGGCGGACCCGACCTACGCGACGGTCAACGTGACCTATGCGGTGGTGGCGCTGCCGGGCTTCGACACGACCGCGCTCGTGGGCAGCGTCAACGCCAACCTCAATCAGCTCCTGTCGCCGACAGGGTGGGGCACGGTCAGCTACGGGCAGCCGGGCGCCGGGCCGTCCACCTGGATCAACGACACCACCGTGCGGCTGAACAAGGTCATCAGCGTGATCGGCGCCACACCGGGCGTGAAGTACGTGACCGCCAATAGCGTCGTGATCGGCGGCACGCTTGGCGCGACCCTGTCGTCCACGCTTTCCACGGGCGCGGCGATCACGTCGCTGCCGGTCACCGGTTCGAGCGTTGTGAACACGATCCCGTCCGGCGCGACGATCACGCTCGTCTCGGCAGACGGGCTGCACACGCAGAACTGGACGACGACCGCCGTGGTCAACCCCGGCGCCACGAGCATCCCCGTCACGTCGCAGACGCCGAACTACGCCTACACGAACGCAGCCGTGCTCAGCTCCTCAGCGGTGACCGGCGACTTCGTGATGGCGGGCGTGGCACCGCTGGCGCGTCCGGGGACGATGACCGGAACGGCGGCGTCTTCGACATGACGATCGCTTCGATCGACAACCTGTGGCCCGGCCAGCTCCAGCCGATCTGGACGCAGGACCTGGCCGTGTACGTCGCGGCGATCACGTCGATGTGGTGGCAGACCGACCTGTTCCTGGCGGACCCGGACAACGACATCGTTGACTATCAGGCGCTGTTCGACATCGACTTGGCGCCGACGTGGGTGCTGCCGTGGCTGGCTCAGCTCGTGGGTGAGCGGGTGCCGGTGGGCTACACCGACAAGCAGGCGCGCGACTGGATACGCAACTCGCCGCGTTGGATCAGGGGCACGCCGCAGGGCATCTGGCTGGCGATCAAACGGGTTCTCGCGCCGGGCGCGTCGATGCAGATCCGGGAGCAGTGGAACGCGAACACGTCGACCGCCGACCCGGACTGGATCTCGGTGATGACCTGGACGGCGCAGACGCCGGATCAGAGCCTTGTGCTCGGGGTCCTGCGGCGCAACATTCCCGCCGACCTGATGCTCGCCTACCAGCTCGTCACGTCGGCGACGTGGGGCGCGTTTTCGGGCGTGGCGAACACGTGGGGCGCACTCCAGACGCAGTTCGGTCCGAACTGGTCCAACGTTCAAGGAGCAACCCCTGGCTACACAACCTGGTCATAGCAACGATTTGCAGATCCAGATGGTCCGCGATGAGTTCTCGCGGTTGCGGGCGCACCTGTTCGAGGCGGTTGAAGCGTCCGGCTGGCGGCCGCGCCAGGAGAAAGGGTGGAAGGGCGTTATCCGGACGATCACCTACAACTCGCAGGGTGAGATCGAAGCGGCTCTACGACGGGCCGCGAATGGAGGGAACATGCCAGGGCCAGGTATCACGGACGCACACGTCGAGGCGGCATATAACGCCGTCTACGGCGCTGAGCCGGAGGAGGGCACACAACCTACGGCCGAGGCCGCCGCAGCGCCTGAGGAGGCCGCTGTGGAGGCTGAGGAGGCCGCTCCTGTGAAGGTGTCGACCAGGGCGGCAACGAAGAAGTGAGCGATGTTTGTAGCTGCCGAGTCGAACCCCGGTGTCACCGAGGCGACGCTCCTTGGGTTTGCGTCGCTGATGACGGCGCTGGCAGCGCTGGGTTCAACGGTGATGGCGTTGCGCAAGAATCGCTCCGAGGAGTACGAGAAGACCGCCGACCATCTGCGTGAGTGCCGGATCGAGGTCGAGAAGCTGTCGCAGGAGCTGCACGAGTACAAGATGAGAGAGATCGAACGAGGCGATGAACCGCCCACGAGCTAGCCAGGTCTACGCAACGCTTGGCGCTGTCGGGTTTCTGAGCGCTGGTGGCCTGGCTGCCGTCGCGATTGCGCAGACCGGCGCTCCGGCGCCGACGAGGACGGTGACGGTCAATGTCGGCCAGGGCGCGCAGGGACCTCAGGGTCCGCCGGGGCCAGCCGGTCCGGCGGGTCCGGTCGGTCCGGCGGGAGGCTTCTCGTGCTACACGGGCTTCACGCCCGGGGTGCTGGTGTTGAACTCGCCGAGTGGGCACACCCGGATCTATACGTGCATCGAGGGAGGGCCGTGAGGTGACTGACGAGCAAGAGATCGACCGCGACGAGCCTGGCGCACCGCCCGGCTTTCTGCTTGACAAGCTCGCTGATGGCGACGGCTTTGACGGACACATGCGCGTCGAGGTCGAGGTCGAGATCGACACCGAGGCTGACCGTCTCGCTCAAGGCGCCGGGGAGGTCGAAGACGATGCCGCTTAGACGAGTGACGATCACGTCGCCGAACCAGTCGAGCCGGGGCGGGTCCGGCGTGCGGCTGGTCATCATTCACACGGCCGAAGGGGCGCGGGGCTTCCGCAACCTGGGTGCCTTCTTCGCCAACCCGAACGCGCAGGTCAGTTCGCACGTCGGGATTGACGATGAGCGCGGGGTCATCGGGGAGTACGTGCCGCGCCCGGCAAAGGCTTGGACGCAGGCGAACTTCAACCCTCAGTGCGTTAGCGCAGAGCTGTGCGCGGCTCCGCTGGGCGAGACAGGGCCGTGCGGTGCGAACTGGTCGCGCGCTGAGTGGCTGCGCCACACCGACATGCTTCAGAACACCGCCGACTGGATCAGGGAGGAGTGCCAGCACTTCGGCCTGCCGATCGTGAAGCTCTCGGCGAGCCAGGCGCAAGGCTCAGGCAGAGGCGTGGCTGGGCACGTTGACCTGGGGGCCGGAGGCGGCGGGCATCACGATCCGGGTCCGAACTTCCCCTGGTCGGAGGTGATGGATCTCGCCCGGCGCGGATCGCCAGCTCCACCCCAACTGCTGCCGCCGCAGCCTCAACCGCAACCACCGAAAGAGGAGGACATCGTGTCGGTCGCAACTGGAGTCAACGCATCAGGTGCGTTGCACGTGTTCGTTGAAGCCAAGGACGGCAGCGTCTGGTACACGTGGCAGAAGAAGGGCGAGACATCATGGGAGGGCGGCGAGAAGGGCAAGAGCGTGGCCAAGCTCCAGCCGTTCGCTCCCGCTCCGAAGTAGCGCGATATGCTCTAGGTCTTCGCTTCCTCACCGCGCGAGCGGTGGTGTTGTGGGGATTGCCAGGCGACCGGTGGGGACATCGGCGCCAAACAGACAAGGCCCGGCGGATCGACAGACATCTGTTCTTGCGAACCGTCCGGGCCTTGATCTTTGATGGGGCTGTGCGCCTCTTGGCCGATAGTCAATGCAGTCCTAACTTATGGCCATGTTGCGGGACGTGCTATATTGTCGGTATGGCAATCCACCACGAACGAAAGGAAGTACCGCCATGCGCCTGGTAAAGGCGAGTGAAGTGAAGATGGTCGACCTGGTTCCCGTCTGGGGCGACCGGATCTTCCAGGGCAACCTGCACTACGTTGCGGGTCGCAAAGATGTCGGCAAGGGGGTCGTGACCGCGACCATCGCCGCCGACGTAAGCCAGGGCCGTGACCCGGGCAGCGACAAGATGGTCCGCAAGCCACGCCGCGTCCTGTACGCCGCGATGGAAGACGACTACGGGTCGATGACCGCGCCGCGCATGAAGGCAGCCGGAGCCGATATGGACATGATCGAGCTGACCTCCTACAACCTGGCGCTCCAGATGAAAGAGCTGGTCCACGTCGTTACGACCGAGGAGATCGGGCTGGTGATCGTTGATCCGCTGGCGTCGTTCCTGGGCAACGGCGTGTCGAGATTCAACGACTCGATCCGCAAGGTGACCAACCCGCTGTTCGAGTTGATGCAGGCCACCGGCTGCGCGTTTATCGCGGTCGACCACGTGACGAAGGGCGTGAAGCCGACCAGCGATCCGATCGACGCCGTCGCCGGAAGCTCAAGCGGCTTCGGGTCCGCGTGCCGCTGGGGGTACCTGTTCGGGATCGACCCTGAGGACCCCGACCGCCGGATGTTCGCGAACGTGAAGCACAACGGCGGCGTCGAGCGCGAGACGATGGTGTTCGAGATGGACGTGGTCGACGTTGAGGTCGAGCGCCAGAAGCAGGACGGCACCTGGGAAGTCGTTGAGCGGCCGATGCCGAAGCTGATGGACCAGGGCACTGAGTGGATTGATCCGATCCGCCTGGTGGTCGGTCGCAAGACCGGCGAGTCGAAGATGGGGCGCCCGGCAGACAAGGCCGCTGACGCCTGCGAGTGGCTGACCAACTACCTGTTCCACTCCTTCTCGAAGGTCGACGGCTATCCGGCGTACCCGCCGAAGGGCACGCAAGTGTTTGAGGACGCCAAGATCGCCGGGATGGCGGAGCGCACGCTTCGCCGCGCGTGCGATGCGATGCACATCGTGAAGTCGGCCAGGGGCGGCCACAACGTGACCTGGAGCCTGCCGGATGAGGTGATCGAGATGCTGACCGGTGTGGTCGGCGATCCGGTCCCTGAGGTCGCGGCGACCCCGGTCGAGGAGCCGCACCTGACGGACATGCTCGACCGTGGCCAGGTCCCCTACGGGCTGGAGGAGAGCGACATGCTCCGCAATGCTCCGGCTGAGGACGTGCCGGGCGTGCCGGACGAGATGGACGATGAGCTGGCCGACATGCTGCGGTCCGCTGGGGGTGACGACAATGGCGCGGCGTAGGCGACACAGAGGCAACCACGGCCCGGGCGATCTCCCGATCGACCCGACAGCGATCGTGAGCGACCCGAACTTCCAGCCGGTTGACCCTTCTCGGGCGAGGATCGGCTGGCGGGCCTGGCGAGTCGATCGTGAGCTGCCGAAGTACGGGCTTCCGCCGAAGCTCTATTCGGCGTCGTTCCCGTACCACTGGCGTCCGAAGCAGAAGGCTGAGGCGGACTGCCCGTCGTGCGGCCAGCCTGACGGCGTGGGCGTGCCGGGCGAGCATTGCTCCTGCGGCTTCTACAGCGCGAAGCACCTGAAGCACTTGCTGTCGATGGGCTACCACCACTACCAAGCCGATGGCCCGTCGTTTACGGTGGTCGGGAAGATCGGGTGCTGGGGAAAGATCGTTGAGGGCACGCAAGGCTGGCGGGCGCAGTACGCCTACCCGATCGAACTGCTGGTTCCGTACGAAGCGGGGTTTGACTTCGCTAAGCGGCTGCGTGACACGTACGGCTGCAAGGTCCGGCTGATGAACTTCCTGATCCAGCCGGACGAGGTGACCGACGAACTGGTCGAGGCTCTGGCGAACGGCACGCCGCTGCCGGTCCGGGAGCGCAGGACGAAGAACACCGGCCGCCGGGTGACGCACAAGCTGACGAAGTTCGACGGCCGCGTTACCAGCGAGCCTTACGAGATCCAGAAGGGCGGCGGGACGGTGCGCGTGATCGACGTGGCCTGGGATGTCCAGCCGGACAAATCGGTGACGTGCGAGGTAGCCAACCTGGCGATGCACGCCACCCGCTGACGAGTGTGCGCACCCTCCGGGGTGCGCTATACTCGCTGTATGGCAATTCCAACCCTACACACGAGGAGCAACTGATGGACATTGGCAAAGAGATCCGTACGATCGAGGTAGAGGACCCGATGCGGACGACCACCATTCCTGAGCGCCCGGCGCAACCGGCCCCCGCTCGCAAACCTGTCCCCCGGCGCCAGCCGGTGACGGACCCGGCCAAGGCGCCCACGAAGGTGCCGAGCAAGAGGTGAGCAGCATGGCGATCCCCGACAACGCAACTGAGCTGGACCCGCTCGCCCGCGACCGTGACCAGGCGCTGGCGCAGACAGAACTGGCGCCCGACTCGCTGCGCGGGTCCTACTTCCGGGCGCCCGACCAGGATGACCCGGAGGCTGAGGCGGCGTGGCTGGACGGCCAGCCGACCGAAGTCATCGAGGGGATGGTCGTGGCCGAGGTGTTCGCCACGCCGACCACCATGACCTACCTGGTGGAGTTCTACGGGCGCAACGGCGGCACCGGCTACCAGCGCCTGATCGAACTGGACCGGATGGTGACCCAGAGGTGGGCGTTCTACGACACCGATGGCTGGCTGGCATCGGGTCGCCAACGCGCAGAGGACGCGGTACGGCGCGCGGAGCGGGCGACCAAGACGAGTGCCGGGAAGGAGGTGTGAGCAATGAGCAAGGCGAGAGTCGTGAAGCTGGCGCGGGACGCCGATCCGCTGATGGGCGCCCGGGAAGCGTCGGACTGCCTGGGGGTCGCGCAGAGCAATCTGCGGGAGCTGGTCGGCCTGCCGGAGCCGTTCCAGATCCTGGCGATGGGGTCAGTGTGGCTGCGGCAGGACATTGAGCAGTTCGCTGCTTACCGGGCGGCCAACCCGTCGCGGCCAGGACCGAAGGGCAAGACGCAGGTGCGGGCGCACTGGCGTGACGGCCAGTACGTCGAGGCGCACACGCGCACGGCCGCCTAGCAGGGACCTGAGGCCCGGAGTGATCCGGGCCTTACGTCGTTCTTGGCCACAAGTTGCACCCTGCCACATCCGGCCAAGAGGCGCTACGGGCCGATCTTCGGCCGCACGTCGAACGTCCTCAGCTTGCGGACGTTCGTAGACCCTCCGAGCGAGGCGACCTCATAGGACCAGGCGCCCGCCATCGGAGAGGTGTCGATCGAATACGTGAAGGTCGGGACGTTCGGGTCCGGCTGCGCCACGCCGCCGGTCGAATGCTTCGCCACCGTCAACGCTCCGGTCGGTGGCTGGACGGCCACCTGAACGTCAGGCGGTTGCGAATCGAACGTGATCTCCAGCGCGACGATCGTGCCCTGTACCCGTGCCATCAGTCCTCCTCAATGATCGCAATTTGACCTTCGCTCTCGATGACGTTGGCGGCCAGCTCCTCCTCCGCGATCACCAGCTCCGCTTCGCTCTCGGCGAGCTGGAGCCAGGCGACCGTCTCCAGGATGCCGATCGACGCGACCGTCTCCGTGACCGTCACCCACAGCACCCCGGCGACGGAGTAGTAGACGCCGATCGCGACATCGCTGACGGTGGTGCTGTCGAAGGCGGAGCGCGCCGCCAGCCCCAGACGCGTCTGCACGGAGTCGGCCACTCCTATCACCGTGTCCACAACCGAGCGGACGTGGCCGACTCCGCGAGCCGTATGGTCGCTGATCGCCCACGAGTCGGCAGCGCCGCGTGCCGTTGAGTAGGTGCGGTTGGCGGCGTCAACTACGGCCAGGGTGTCTGTGCCCCCCCGCACCCTGCCGTAGATGCCACGGACGGCGGCGTCGCCGACCGTGTAGCTATCGGCAGCGCTCTTGGCCCGGGCGATCGTGGCCCGGGTCGCCTGGTCGCTGAGCGGCACGAGATCCGACACGAGCTTCACGGCGCCGCCGCCTGTCGACGGCAGATCGGCGACCGCCCACAGCTCAGACGCAGACCGGATGTAGTGCAGGGCCGCGCGAGTGGCGCTGTCGGCCACGCTCAGCCCGTCTGCGGCCGTTCTAGCCCCAACCCAAGCCCGGGTGCCCAAGTCGCTGATCGTCACCGTGTCGAGGCTTGAGCGCGTCCGAGCGTACGTCGCCCTGGACGCCTGGTCAGAAATGCTGGCGATCGTGTCGCTGCCCGATCGGGCGATCACCTTCTGCCCGGTCGCCGAGTCGCTGACCGTCCACGAGTCCGCCGAGCTGCGCGTCCGCGCGTAGACAGCCCGGGATGCGCTGTCGCTCACCGTCCACGAGTCGGCGGCCGTGCGTGACACGCCGATCGCTCCGCGAGTCGCCGCGTCGGACACCGCCAGCGCGTCCGCCGCTGTCCGCGAGAAGGAGTGGATCACCACGCTGCTGGCGCTGTCGCCGACCGTCCAGGCGTCCGAGGCGCTGCGCGCGTGAGGCATCACCGCCCGGGTCGCCGCGTCCGAGATCGCCGGGACCGCATCCGCCAACGACCGCACCCACGCCAGCGTTGCCCGTGACGCCGAGTCCGTGATCGTGCCGACGCCATCCGAGGCGGACCGTGAGAACGAGCTGATCTTCACGCCCACGGCTGAGTCGACTACGCCGCCCGCCAGCGGAGGAGGCGTGTTCCCCAGCGAGAAGTGGTTTGACGCCTGCCCCGAGGTCAAGGCAAAGGCGTACACCGCAGCGTCCGCGATCTGGCCGACCAGATACTCGCTGCCTGGTGGGACGCTGCCGTTCGCGATGCTCGACCCGACTGCGCTGACGCCCGTCCCGGTCAACGTGTTCGCACCCGACGACGCCACCTGCACACCGTCTGCGTACAGGACGGTCGCGCTGGCGGTGCTGGTCATTACGCAGTGATGCCAGGCGTTCAGGCTCAGCGGCGATGATGCCTGGCACAGCAACGCCTGGTTGTTCATCAGCGCCTGAAGCTGCCCGGACGTTGACAGCCGCATGTACGCACCCGCCTGGATGCCACCGATGCACACCAGACCGTCCTGGTTGCCAGCAGCCGCGTACGCCGTCAGAAAAACCCACGCTTCAAGCGACACCGGCTGCACCGTAGGCTGGGTGGGAATGCGCACGTAGCCAGCGCCGTTCAACAGCGCTGAGTTGCCACCGCTTGGGATACCGGCCTGTCCGTACGTGACAGCGCCGGACCACGCGCCGGGAATTGAGTTCATCATGTCGGCAGCGACCGCCGCACCGATCAGGTAGTGGCGCTGCACCTGCAACGGTGTCAACGGGAACTTGTACACCGCCGCTTCCTGGGCGTAGCCGTGAAACTGGCTGACGATGTCGATCCCGTCGTACGCCGTGCCCGACTTCGTGATCGTCGCCGAGCCTCGCTGGACGCCGTTGATGTAAACGGTCGCAAGCGTGCCGTCGACCGTCACCGCGAAGTGGTAGGTGACACCGGTCTGCAACGTCATGCCGATCGGAATCTCCGTCCATCCGCTGCCGCCGCCGACGCTGAGGACCGTTTGGCTTGACCCGATCCGCATCCCGTAGTTGCCGTTGTTGACAACCAGGTTCATGTAGGCGTAGTAGGCGGTCATCTGCGCCCAACACTCGACCGTGTACCGGTCCCACAGGAACGAGCCGCCCGCGCCGCCGTAGCTTGTGCTCTGCCGGACGAAGCCGGTGTTCTCCGTCCAGAAGCTTCCGCCTGGCGAAATCGCCAGCAGGTCCTTCTGGTTCTGCCCCGAAGCTGGTGGTGAGGCCAGCGTCGATGAGGGGGTGTTGCCCATCTGATCGGCGAACGTCGAGCCGGTGTCGTTCAGGCGCCAGTAGTTGCACGGGCCGTCAGCGATCACCGCTGCCGGGTACGTCGAATACGACTCGTTCAACTGCCAGAACGTCGCCGGGGCGTCAGCCTGCACCGTCGCCGCGTACTTGCCGACACCCGCACCGTAGTGCGTGAACACCTGGCTGGCGGTCAGGGCCTTCGTGTAGATCGCAAGCTCCTGCATGTAGCCGGTCGGACCCTGGCCGTACACGTCGCCGACGTTGAGCCAACCGCCCGCCGGGTTACCGGTGCCGCCGTACGCGTTCCCCGCAATCAGATCACCGGACCACGCCTGCTTGCCGTCGAGGTAGACGACACACGAGCCGTCACCGTTCGACACCGCCACGACGTGATGGGTCACACCCCAAGTGAACGTTGCACCCGTGACGACGTAGGCGCTACCGCCGAACTGCACCGCGACCGTGGTCTGCGAGTACAGCATCAACTGGAAGTTGCCGCTGCCGAGAACAGGTCGCGGATAGGTCGCCCCGGTGAACCCGACCGGGCAGTTCATCCACGCTTCGATCGTGCATGGAGCCGAGCCGCCGACCGCCATCGGATTCGTCGCACGCATGTAGTCATTGCCGCTCCGCGAGAAGTAGCTGTTCCCGGCCGACGCGGGCAGTAGATCCTGCTGCGCCTGCGGACCAGCGCCTGAGTAGGTGCCGTTCGCTACGCCCATCTGATCGACCGCAGTGCTGCCGGTGTCGTTCAGCCGCCAGTACATCGCCGGGCCGTCTGCGCGGACGATCGCGTCGTAGGTCGACGGAGTGGTGATCGACCATCCGTCCGACGCGGTACGTGCCATTGAGATGTTCACCTTCGCCGTGTCGGCGACCGTGACCGTGTCCGCCGACGTTCGGGTCAGCGACACCGGGCCGAGCTTGAACGTCGCGACGACAACCGTCGCCCCGGTCAACTGCGTCGTCTGGAACGCGAAGCTGTCCGATGTCGCGGCGGCGCGGCTGGTCGTGGCGCCCTGCGTGAAGCAGTAGTGAGAAACCGTTGACGTTGCCCCGTTCGACGTTTCAACGTCGCCCGCGCAGTTGTTGATCGTGTGCGACATCGTGTTCGCCCGGGCGCTCGAATTGATCGCGACACCGCAGCCGACCACCAGCTCTCCGACCGCCGCGTCAACCGCGCCGCACGTCGCGACGATCGGTGTGGACGTGCCCTGGGCGGCGGCGGACTGGTCGCCGCTCGCCTGCTGCTGCAACAGACCGGAGTACTCGCCGAGCTGGGCGTTGATCGTCCCCGAGGTGATCGCCGCGATCGTCGGAGCAGCGTCAGCACCCGCTGCCAGTTTCGAGAAGATCGTCGCCGAGCACGACGTTCCCGCGTTCTGCCGCATCACGCCCCACCCGGACGGTGTCGCGGGCAGAGTCGCCGTGCCGGTGACAGCGACACAACAGATCAGCGTGTTGTTCGCCGTCCGGTTCTGGCCGGTGCCCCACGCGGGCGTTACGGCAGCACCGGCAGCGCCGGTTGAAACGGCGGCCGCCGTCCCAACGAGCGCACCCGCCATGAGCTACTTACGGAACGTCGCGATCAGGTAGCAGGTCGCGATGATCCCGACTTCGACCAGCAGGATGATCGTCTGCGTGTTCGTCATCAGCCAGCCGTCACTGTCTCGGTGATCGCAACGTTGTCGCCCGACACGTTCAGCGTGGCGGACGAGCTGAGCGCCGTGTGGTAGGCCAACGTCCCGGCGGAGGTGGCGTTGAACACGCCGATCTGCGCGATCGTGACCGGCAGGGCATCGGAGCCGTTGGCGGTGAACGTCTTGGTGAGCGTGGTGGTGTTCGTCCCGGCGGTATGCGCATACGTCGCCGCCGCCCTGAGCAGGCCGCCGCCAGCCGTGACGATCTCGCCGGTCAGCACCGTGTCGCCCGCCGCCGGAGCCGTGACCGAGGCGGTCAGCGCCATGTAGAAGAAGGCCGCCGGTTGGGCGGCGGTGCCGAGGTGCTGGGCGTGCAACGCGTCCCGGCCGCCGTTGGTCAACAACGCTGAGGGCGGATCGTCCACCACCGGGCAGGAGAGGTAGGAGCCGAGCGCCGTTGCGAAGGCCGGATCGTCGGACCAGATCCAGTCGGGGTTCGCACCGGCCGAGTGGACCAGCAGAACCTGTTCGACTTCGTTCAACCCCACGGCGTAGTGATCGCCGAGGTCCGGCTGGTTCGCCAGGTAGCCGCCGATCAGCGACAGGTGCCGGTCGTTCTGAGTCGACATCGTCAGGTCGTGGAAGTCCGGGTCATCGAACCCGTCCCACATCTCGATGCGCGTCTCGGACTGCGCGATGTGGGACGCAGGGCTGCTGATGACGGACCCGTCCGGCAGGACGGTCTGCATCTGCGGCGCCGGGTTACCGAATAGGACAACGGTCATCGTGCCTCGCTCTCCGGTTGGGGTGGCGGCGCTGACCTTAGCGCCGCCGCCGGATAGCGTTCCAGGATGATCTGGTCGACCAGCACCGTGAGGCTGGTGGCGAGCCGGGCGATCGCCATGTCCCGGATCACTGCGGGTGGCGCGGGCAGCTTCGTCACCCGCTCCTCCTGGCTCACTCCTGCGGCTCCTCCCGCGCTTCCTCCAGGGCCTCAACGGCAGCCTGTACGTCGTCTACGAGCGCGTCGAACTTGGCTTCGATCTGCGCCACGGCCGGGCTGTCCTTGAGCCGCTGGGCGGCTTCCTCAGCCAGCTCCTGGAGTCGGGTGACGAGTGTGTCGAGGGCGGGCGAGTCGGAGTCTTCGATGGCCATTTTGATTCCCTTCCGTCCGATGCTTGGAGTATGGTGTCTACCTATGAGCCGATCCCTGTCGTACACCGAAGTATCAACAGCCCAGACGTGCAAGGCAAGGTGGGATTTCTCATACGGCGGTCGACTCGCTGGAAGCGCCCTGAAGTCGCGGCACGTCCTACCGATCCTCCGGGACGGCCGCGCCTGGGGAGCGGGCGTGGCAGCCTGGCATCAACGGGCCACCACCGATCTCATGGCCTTTGTCGACGCGCTGGACGTGATGCGGGCGTCGATTGACGAAGACCTGGCGTTCATGCGCGACATGGGCGTGATGACCGACGCCACGCTGGACCAGCGCAACGGCGCGCTGTTGAACCTGGAGATGATGTTGTTCCACTACATCTCCCTGTGCGACCCGCTCGCGAACCTGACCCGGCTGGAGCACACGATTGACGTGCCGATCCCGTCAAGGACCGGCGTGCGCGGCTCCAGTCGCTACCGCTTCGGCGCCAAGATCGACGGCTTCACCGAGGCCGAGCAGGACGCCGACTGGATCGTTGAGTTCAAGCTGCGCACGCGGCTGAACCCGCGCTGGTTCATCGAGCTGGCGCCGCAGTACAAGTGGTATGCCTGGGCGCGTCAGCGGGAAACCGGCCGCCGGGTCATCGGGATCATCGTGGACGAACGGCTGAACGCCGTGCCGAAGCCGCCGAAGCGACTGAGGTCCGGCGCCGTGTCGAACGACAAGGACCAGCTCACGACCGTCCCGCAGTATCTGGAGGCATGCGCAGAGGTCGGCCAGGACCCGGACCCGGAGATGGTGCTGGCGCTCCAGGGCCGCACCTGGCAGCAACGGGTCTATGTGCTGTTCCGCCCGGATGAGCTGGAGGAGGCCGGGCGCGAGCTGGTCAGCGCCGCGAAGGACATCCGCGACCTGGACTCCGGTGAGCTGTACCCGATCCGGAACGCCAGCCAGCTAGTCTGCAACGGTTGCCGGTTCAAGCGGATCTGCAAGGACCCGACCGGCCAGCTTGTCGATGACTTGTTCCTGCGCGTTCCGGCGAAGCAGGACCGAGAGGCAATCCAACAACCACTGGAGGTGGGATGACTTATCTGGACGAGGCCAACATGAGGCCCGCGCCGGACCCGAGCAAGGTGCCGTACATCAACGTGCTTCTGTACGGGCCGGGCAAGTCCGGCAAGACGACCGGCGCGCTCAGCGCCGCCAGGCAGGACGGCGTGCTGGTGCTGAACTTCGACCAGCGCAACAGCACCTTCTACGCGCGCCGCCATTTCGATCCGGACGGGCGCATCCGTGAGCCGGAGCCGCCGCGCTGGGAGCTGGGCAAGCAGAACACCGAGCAGTTCATTAACGAGGTCGCGGTGGCCTACAACCAGTGCGCCGAGAACAACCAGGCGCCGATCTGGCCGACCGTCGTAGCCGATCCGATCGGCCAGCTTCACCGCCGCCTACTGGACGATGTGAGCCGCCGGGCGCTGAAGCCGACGCTCGACCACTACCTGGACGTGACCACGATCATCGGCCGCTGGGCGAAGTTCATGTGCGACATGCCGTGCAACTTCGTGATGGTGTGCCACGAGCGTCCCGTCAAGGACGAGCAGGAGGGCGGCTTCGTCAGGCTGCCGTACACCGGCACGACGAATCCTGACCTGGGCCAGCGCCTGGTCGAGATGGTCGATGTGGTCGCGTACACCGGCCGCAAGGAGACGCCGGACGGACCGAAGTGGGTCGCACAGCTTTTCAACGGGAACGGCCGCCAGGGCGGCGACAGGTTCGGCGTCCTGGGCGACTTCCGAGAAATCGACCTGGCCGACTGGTTCCAGGCGATCGGCAATCCATCACAACAACAGGAGGAAGCAGCAGCATGAGCAGTTTTGATTTCGCGTCGGCCGTGGGCGGAGACGCCTACCACCCGCCGACTCATCCGGCTCTGCCGAAGGGCAACTACATCGTGACCGTCTCGGAGCTGCGCAACGAGACGAGCAGCGGTGGGTTCCCGATGCTGAAGGTGACGTTGGAGAACAACGAGGGTCGCCAGTGGGACAACATCGTCATCAGCCCGAACGAGTTTTCGATCCAGAAGCTCAACGGCTTCATCGACTCCGCCGGGGTCGCCCGGCCGGACGTGCAGAAGGGCGAGATGTCGGCATCGGACGGCCGCCTGTCCGACACCTATGTCGACCAGCTCGCTGGCAAGACGGTCGGGATCGTCGTCCGCGACGAGGAGGACAACCGCCCCGATCACGCCGGTGAGATCCGCGCGCGGGTCCAGGGCTACGTGAACCCGTCGATCCTCAAGGACGCGACGACGGGGCCGCTAGGCGGCCAGTCCACGAACGGGCCGACCCAGACGCAGGGAGCGCAACAGGGCGACCTGGCGTTCTGATGGCCGACGACCATCCTTCACCGAGGCCAGCGAAGGCGCTGACGGCAGAGGAGGTCGAGGCCAACCGCGAGTGGGCGTTGGAGATGCACGCGCTGATCGTCGGCGCTCTTGGCCAAGTCCGGAAACACTCCTGGGATTTGGCCAAGCTGCTCTACGAGTGGTCGCAACGCCACGGCTGGCGGTGGGCGACGTACGAGAGCGAGGGCGAATGGCTGGGCGACCCGGCCATCGCTCTCGGCCGCACCACCTACTACTCGCTGATCGAGGGCTGGCGGACGCTGGTGGTCGAGCGTCAGGTCCCGGAGGCGAAGGTGCAGACGCTGGAGACGAGCAAGGTCGGGATCGTCCTGAAGGCGATCCGCTCCGGCGAGGTGGGCACGGCGCAGGCGCTCAGTGACGCTGAGACGCTGTCGAAGTCCGACCTCATCATCAAATATCGGCCCGAAAAATCCGACCGGTCGGACAACGACGCAGACATGCCTGCTCAGGCCACTGAGCCGCCCCCTGGCGCCACAGAGGCACCGGACGAGGGCAACCCTACGTCCGAGCAATCAGCGGCCGTAGAGGCGCCTGAGCACGCGCTGCTGGAGTGGCACGCCTGGTGCGAGGAGCAGGGCCTGATCGACATCGACGGCACGACCGAGGACGGGGAGGCGGTATGGCAGGTTCTGGACCAGAATCGGTGATCGGCTGTCCGGAGTGCGGCGCCGTCCTGGAGGGCCTGGTGCCGGAGAGCCGTTACGAGGACATCCTGGAGCAGCTTCACAAGGCGCTGGGTGAGAACAAGCGGCTGCGGGGAGAACAGGCGAGGGCGCCGGAGCGCGACCCGTTCTACCAGACCGCGATGGAGGTACTTGAGTTTTGGAAGACGAAGTTGGCACCGAGGACGAGGGGCCTGGGCGGGAAGCGGCTTCAGTGCGTGCTCGCCCGGCTGCACGAGAACTACACCGCCCGGCAGCTACAGGTCTGCGTGATCGGCTACATGAACAAGCCGTACGTCACTTCCTCCGGGCGCTCCGCGAGAGGGCTGCCGATTCAGCGCCACGTGGACGCCGACCTGATCTTCCGGGACGCGAAACACGTTGACGCCGGGATCGCGTTCGCCGAGGCTGAGGTGGGGCCGGACTTCGGACCGGACTGGATCGAGGACCGTGCCCGGCAGGTTCCGCGTGAGCAGGCGGAGTATGAGCAGATGGAGATCGTGCGCATCCTGGCCGGGTCGTGAGCCGTGTCTGCTACCTGGCCGAAGTCGGGGTGTTTGAACGCGGCCGGACTGAGTGCGACGGCCGCCTGGTCCGCGTCCACCTCATCCCGCGCCAGCTCCTGCGCCGACACCGGATTGACCCGGACGATCCCCGCGCTTGGGTATGGGCCTGCGGAGGCCCGATGGGCAATGCCGGACATCACGGCGAGCTGGACTTCTCGCGTACGCTCCGCGTCCCGCGAGCCGCGATCCCCGCCGCCGTAGAGGAGCTGGCACTTGAAGCCGGACTCCTCTGGTGGCTCGACCGAACCTACGGACGACGCAAGGCTGACCGCCGAGCAGGTCCGCAAGGGCCTGTGGCCGAAGACGCTTGAGGATTTGAAGTGGCGGCCGATCGTGTTCGCGATCCTGGCCGCAGGCGAAGCCGAACACCGACGTAAGAAGGCGAAGAAGAAATGATCTACGGGAACTGCGAGAAGTGCGGGAAGCCGGTGGACGACCGTTACTCAGGGCCGTTCACGCCGTGCTTCCCGGTGGTTGGCTGGGAGGAGCTGCGGACCCAAGGCGGCGCCAACGCGATCAAGCTGCGTGAGCGTCTTCCCAACCGCGTCCGTCACCTGGAGTGCCTGCCGTCCGTCCACGACGGGCAGATGGCGATGGTGTGAGCCTGCAACACGAGCGCAAGCTGAGGATGCTGCTGGCCGAGGAGGGCTGGCTGGTGATCCGCGCCGCAAAAGGGATTGTCGATTTGGTCGCGTTGCAGGACGGCATGCAGCCGCGTCTGATCCAGGTCAAGCACACCCGCCGCGCCTATGACCACTTCCTCCCCGCCGACCGGCATGCGCTGCTGGCGGCCGCCGAGATCGCCGGGGCGTCCGCCTGGCTGATCTGGTGGCCGCCGGTTCGAGGCGTCGGCTGGAAGTGGATACCGTCCGATCAATGGCCGTCGCGATGAGGAGGATGAGGTGACTGAGTACATCGTGTTCACACGCAACGCGCTGAACGAGTATCCGGTCCAGCCGACCAACGCCGTGCTCTCGGTCGCGAGCGACGCGCAGACGGCGATCGACCAGGCGCTCCAGGTCGTCACGAGCGGAGCGGACCGGGTGTTCATGCTGGCGACCGCTGACGCGATCGAGTTCGCGATGGAGCACACGCACGTCGCCACGCCGGTCAGTGAGCTGCCGCCGCCGGACGAGCCAGCGCCGGTCGCGGCGTTCACGTACACGCCAGCACAGCCGACGCGCAACAACCCGATCACGTTCGACGCCTCCGGCTCAACCGATGCGACCGACTACGTCTGGGATTTCGGCGACGGCGGCACCGACACCGGGCAGACGACGGATTACGCCTACCCGGGCAAGGGCAATTACTCGGTCACGTTGACGGTCGACGGCCCGGGCGGCAGCGACTCCGCCGTGCAGCAGGTGCAGGTCAACTAGCTCTTGGCCCGAAGTCGGGCTACCTGACTCCTGGCCAAGTACCGCCCCGCAAGTTCCGGGCGGCGTGCTACGTTTCGTCTATGGCAATCCACCACCGAGGAGCGAGCTGATGGGCATACG